CATCTAGACATCATGGTGATATAACACTGACAGTATAGTTCCCTAAAGGGTTGGTAATCTGCGTGATTCTGCCAGACCTATTCGCATAATTCCTACGATTTTTAGGTATATAGTAATATATATTTATATATTTATTTAAAGATAAAGCCCTATAAGAAAGACAACAATCATAAAAATGATTAAAAAGAAGGGGGATACATCGAATTTTTCTTTATTCTGCATTAGCCTCCCTCCATTTCCGTGTTTTAATAGCTTTTTGTTTAGCCTTTCTCTTTTTCATAGAAGGTTTTATGTATTCCTTCTGTTCTCTAATGGATTGAATAAGCTTTGTGTTACGAACCTTTTGTTTATAACGTTTAAGAGCCCTGGTTATTTGCTCTCCTTTCTTTAATTTTATTATTAACATATAATTTATTTACTATATATAGGCCTATAATACTGTTGTCTCTGAGATTACACCCTCTTTGACTAGTTCTCCCCATGCTAAACTATATAGTTCAGAGTAGTCTGTCCATTTATGTTGCGGTGTCAATTGGATTTCTTTGACTCTTTTAAGTAGCTCATCTCTTTTACCTTGAGCGTATGCAGCATATAATAGTTCTTCTACTTGGGACATATCAATTTCTATATATTATTTAATATAAGAACTTTTTGGGTAAAATCCAACAGATCTTGGGGAAATTTTTTGGCAAATTTTTCCGTCTATACAAACTACCTATTTATTATCAGATGAATAAGTTAGATCCACATACGTTATTCAGCATTTTTGAACAAGGTGATGAAGAGATTTACATAGAGCACGGTCAGCAAGATGTTCTAAAGAACCCGTTTGTACTCATGGGTATGGTATTAAGAGGGTTAGAGAACTATAGGCTTATGTCTCTTATATATCATCGTAAGTACCCAGAGATGTTTGAACGTCAAGAAACCTCTATCAAACACAAATACTTCAATAAACTATACGGATACCTTAATCGTATTGATCTCAAACAATTAGAAACCACATATCATATAGGAGAGAGCTATTCTCGAGATGAAATCTCGTTAGCACTCGACGTATTAATCAAATTCTTTATACAAGTAGAAGAATATGAAAAATGTGCAAAAATCGTAGAATACAAAGATTTATTAGTTTTAGAAGAAATTTACGATATAATTAATAAACAATCGTTGAAATAGTTGCCTCATTAACTTTTTTTTCGTATATTTAGATATAAAATAAAGGTTATGAGAACTCAATTAATACAATTCCTATTGGATAAGAAAGAAAAAGGTCTTCCCATGAATATTGGTGAAGGTATGTCTAAGTTAGATATTAACGTAGATAACGGTGGACCTATGGGCAACCAAGTTATGGTCTTTAGACAAGAATGGGAAAATAATAATAAGTAATATGTTTAAAAATTTTCGGTGCAACTTGCGCGCGTTTCGCGCGGCGGCGTCAATGGGTTTTATTGCCCTCACCCTCTCATGTGAAAAAGAGGTATTGATACCTAACACATGTGAAAACGGTGAATGTAATGCCGTCATAACTACTCCTTATACCGTTGACAGTAACGGTTATACACACGTAGACTTAGAGTGGATAGGTGAAACTTTACCTTATTTTACATTAGATATTGAAGCATCCCGTACCTCTCCCGAGTACTATTATAACGATCAACCTGTAGTTTCTGCTGAGTTTGATACCGATAGTTATTACGTGTTAGGTGATAGTTTAGCGTTTACTTTACCTCTTTACAACTCTTTTACCGGTTTAGAAACGTACGAAGGCTACCCTATACCCGTACAAGATACTACTATTTACTTGAATCAATTTGAAGGAATGGTGTTTCCAGTAGTACAGAATGATACCAGAATTTACTTTTCTAATGATGAAAACGGTAGATTTACCTCTAAACGTGTTGTTGGACCTATTCCTCGTGGTTTTGAAGGGGATACTATTACAATTTATATGAAAGTATTTTGGGATGCAGGAAGTAATTCTATAATGCGAGAAAACTATTTAGAAAAATATATTATAGAATAGTTGCCTTTCTGCTTTATTTTTAATATCTTCTATATATGTTAATTATATATTAATAAGTAATTAAGTAATATTAATAAATAAATTAAGAATAATTAATAAAATATAATAATAAAGTAATAAAAAAAGGATACCTATGTTAAGTGCCGAACAAATACAAAAAAACTACGAAAAACATCTTAATATCATTAATCATTATATAGGAGATAGAAAAGATAGTATTTTATCTATGTTAGATCATATGCAAGAAACATATGTAATGGCTCCTGCTTCCGGTAGAACGTGGTATCATAATGCTTTTGCTGGAGGATATGTTGATCACGTAAATAGAGTTATACAATATGCTATCGAACAGCATAAACTATACGAAAAGATGGGAGGTACTATAGATTATACTGAGGAGGAATTAGTATTCGCTGCTCTTTTTCATGATTTAGGTAAATTAGGAGACGGAGATAGACCAAATTATATACCTCAGACAGATAAATGGAGAAGAGATAAACTATCAGAAATGTATTCTTATAATGGAGATTTAGATTTTATGTTAATTCCAGATAGATCTTTATTTATATTACAGAAATTCGGTATAAAAGTATCTCAAAAAGAATTTTTAGCTATAAGATTACATGATGGAGTGTTTGATAAAGCAAATGAAGCATACTTCTTCAGTAATATGGAATCTTCAAGACAGAAGACTTCTATTATTTCCGTACTACACTCAGCTGATTACTTAGCTTCTAAAGTGGAATATGATATGTGGAAAAGATCAGGCGGCACTAGTAAACCTAAAACCACTAAAACTAAATCTACTAGCGGAAGAACTGTCAATTCATCTAAAGGTTTAAATAATTTATTAAAAAACTTATAATATGGACATACATCCTACAACTTTATACATAATTTCCGGAATATTAGTTGGAATTACAATTATTTTATCTTATATTGTATATAACCTATTAAGAAAAGTAGAGAATTACGAAGATGTTACGCAAGAACAAGCAAAATATATGAGAAATGTCTCTAATTTATTAGTAGAATCACAAAAGCACCTAAACAATCTTGACGAACGAGGGGTTTTCAAGTCTGATGACGAGGTCGGTTATTTTTTTGAAAATTTAAAACTGATACAGAAAACGTTGGATCAATACCAACTACCCGATAATTATGCCAAGAAAGAGATCCAAAGCTAACTACTTTACAAAAGAAACAGAAGAATACATAAACAAATATAATGCCTCAGAAGATATTGAGTATAGAAACTCTATCTTTACAGAACACATTTACTTTCCTTTTTATAAATTAGCAGAAAACATTATACATACATTTAAATTTTACTACACTGATGTAGATAAGATTGAAGATTTAAAGCATGAAATTGTTTCAATGTTATTGGAAGAAAAGATTATGAAGTTTGATAAAAACAATGGAGCTAAAGCTTATTCATACTTTGGTACTATTGTCAAGAGATGGTTAATTAACTATAATAATAAAAATTATAAAAAATTAAAAAAGATAGGTAGTTTCGATGATATGGAAGATTCCTATGAAACACCTTATATAAAAAATGAAGAGCATTCTATATCTCTAAGTCAATTTTTAGACATGTATATAGAATATGCATACAGTACTTTAGATGAGGTATTTACTAAAGAAAGTGAATTAAAAATTGCTGATGCAATTCTGACTATATTTAAAACAAGACAAGATTTAGATATTTTCAAGAAAAAAGCTCTCTATATCTATATTAGAGAAATGACAGACTGTGAGACTCCTCATTTAACTAAAGTCGTAAATAAGTTGAAAGAGCAGTACTATGAACTATACGATAAATATAATGAAGTAGGTTTAATTCGCACAAAAGAACTTTAAATCTATTTATAAATAAAAACGTATGAGTACTGATAAAGAAATATTTAAAGGTAAAACTTTATCTGATCTTTTTGGTGAAATCTACGATAACTCAAAAGAGACTAAATCTCAAGTAAAAGCACTTATTGGAGAACTTAAACCTCTTATAGAGAATATCGGTGATGCTACATTAATTGTACCTATGATAAAAGAGTATATGGAAATAGGTGTAAAAAATGATGATGCTTTAGTAAAACTAGCTACCATAATACAAAGAATGGAAATAGCACAAGCTAAAGGAGCTTCTGGAGAAGATTTATTCGATTTCGATTCCTTACAAGAATTATTAGAGGAATCAGAAGAAATAAAAGAAGAAGTAGCTGAGAAACAAAAAGAAGAAGACGAAGAACAGCAATAATGTTTAGAGATAAAAACGGACCCGGAATAAACAAGAAAGCAAGAGATCCTCTGTATCCTGTAAGAGTTATAGAAGTAATTGATGATAATACTCATTACTTATATGATGTACTAAATATGACACCTGAGGATATAGGTGCTATTCTATATAGACCTGTAGATTCAAGTGCTCAAGATCTTAGCGAAGAAGGTGATAAGGTATTTACCGGAAAAGCATACCCTCTCAACCCTAACATCAATACACTACCTCTTAAAAATGAAGTAGTACTTTTAGTTAAAGGTCCTAAACGTGACTTAAGAGCAAGTGCTAATGATGCCACAGACTACTACATGTCTATAGTTAATCTACTATCTCATCCCCATGTAAATGCCTATCCAGTTTTTGATGAACCAGGATCACCGGTAAATATAGGGGAAGGTATAGAGCTTAGAGACGATGTAGCCCCTCTGCAACCGTTTCCTGGAGATACTCTTATCGAAGGAAGGTTAGGACAATCCATTAGGTTATCTGGAGGGGCCTCTCAAAAGAATCCTTTTACAGACGATTCGAATAAAAATAAACCTTTTACTTTTATTAGTAATGGAGTTACTATTCCCGAAGGCGGTAACGGTTTTACTCATATATTAGAAAATATAGATAAAGATCCTGCTTCTATATATCTAACATCAGATCATACTATTCCTTTAACTTTAGGTAATACTAAAAGAAAATCTTACGATAACATTCCTGATCTACCTTCTGATTACAAAGGTCAACAGATATTACTTAACGCTGGTAGATTAACCTTCAATGCAAAGAAAGACGACATACTACTTTCCAGTGTAAACTCAGTAGGAATAAACTCTAAAACTGTAAACTTAGATGGGGATGAATTTATATGTTTAGATGCCGATAAAATATTTTTAGGAAGTAAAGCAAGAGAAATATCTAATATAGGTAAACAGCCGGTTATGTTAGGGCACGAAGTAGAAAGATACCTTAAAGAAATGCTTGCTATATTAGATTCTATATGTACAGGAATGCAAGCAGCGTCAAACGGAGGAGGTTCAGTACCTTCCGTTAATGCAGCAGGTAATTCAGCTAAAGTTAGATTTAGAGAATTAGCATTACAGATTAATCCTGAAGGAACATCAAAATTAAAATCAACTAAAACCTTTGTAGAGTAATGCCTTGTGGAATACCTGATTCATTATTATCCCAGTTTATAGCTCAACTTGTCGGTAAGTTAGAAGGTATGATTATGTCTAAAGTACAGAAATTAGTTAACGAAGTACAGAAGGACCTACAAGGAGTATGTCCTGATTTAAGTAGGTTAAAACAAATATTAAAAACAAGAGATAACTTAGTTAGTGCTATAGAGAGAGTAGAAAGAAAAATAGAACCTGTTAACAACTATGCTAAAAAGTTAGATAAACCAATTAAAGCAGCAGAAGTAATAGTTTTAATATTAGAACAATTACCTATTCCAACTACAGTCGGTACACCCCCAACAGGATCACCGTCTGATGTCGGTGGTACAATATACTCAATGCCTGCTGGTAAATTAAATAGATTCGGTTCTTTATTAAGATTAGCTTGTAGAATTATAGAAATGTTAAAAAGAGAATCGAAAAATATAGAAGCTATAACTGAACAAGGATTAGGCTCTATAAAACCTACTAAAGATAAACTTTTAAGTATAGATATGAAACTGTTTGAATGTGTAGATAAATTAGATGATGATGAAAAAGAACAGATAATGAGAGATATAAAAAACTTACCTTCTAATATAGGACTATTAGATGAAAACGATGAAGATCCTGGAGTATATAGTTACTCTAAACCGGGAGGTGAAAACTATACTATAAAGGTATTAGACGACCCAGACTCTCCTTCTATTGCTAAAAGAAGATTTGCAGTAGTACTAAACGAAAGTGGAGTCATAGTTTTAAGAGGTCCTAAATCGTTTAGTTCTTCTACAAGAGTATTAGTGGATGAAATAAAATTTAGAATTAATAACCAACTTCCATAACTTAACTATTTATATATATGAAACTAGAACAATTAAGAAAGATAATTAGGGAAGAAGTACGCGATGCTGTTAAAACAGAGTTACAAGAAGTAATTAATGAAGCAGTAAAAA